AAATATCACAAGTAGTAAATACATTAATTTGTTTAATATGGAAGCCTGAATTAAATAGAGAAGTTTCTCAAGAAAATCTAATTTATATTGTAAAATTTATAATTATAGCATTTGATAAATGTATGACTTCATCAGTTAGCAATAGGGATTTATTTCATTTTATTATGCAGAATCCAGCTTATATGAATTATACAACTTTAAGTGATTCTAATTTAGTTAGTACCATTAATCCAGCATTACGTTCTTTTTTTATTATGGGGCTTGTTAAAGACCCAACCGCAGAATATCCACATGGAATTATATCTCATTTTTTTACCATAATTGTACGTAATCGTAGTTTTAGTATATTATCATCTTATGGAAGTGTTTGTGTTGCAGTTCCTCAAAAAGAAACTCCATTAGAATTATCAGAATTATTAACGTGTATTCAAGCATTAGAAAATCAGCGTAGTTCAAAGATAAAAATAAAACAATCAGCTGATAGGGTTGTAATAACTTTTATACAAAAATATTTTTTATCTGACGGAGAAATAAAACGTCATTCCGAAAGAGATGAAGAGACAAGAATAATGAGTCATGAAACTTATCGACCTGAAAAAGGTGCAGAAATAGAAGTTGTTAATTATACTGATTCTTTTCACCGTTTTTGTTATTTTCCTGATTATACTGATTTAGTAGAAATTAACGCTAGAAGTACTTTAGATGAAATGCAATCAAGAGGTGGCAGGAATAAGTATTTAAGAAGATATAAAACAACTAAAAGAGCTAAAAGAATTAAAAGAAATAAAAAAACTAAAATATCTAGAAAAAATAGAAAATAAATTCGTTTTTTATTATATTTAAAAAATTAAATATAATATATGACACTAGAATTAAAAAAATTTGATATGAAAAGCATTAGTTTTAAGCCGAATGAAAATAAAGGTCCTGTTGTTGTATTAATAGGAAAACGTGATACTGGAAAATCATTTTTAGTGAGAGACTTACTTTATTATCAACAAGAAATCCCAATCGGAACTGTTATATCTGGTACGGAAGAAGGAAACGGATTTTATGCCAAAATGGTGCCTAAATTGTTCGTACATCACGAATACAATACTGCTATTATTGAAAATATTTTGAAACGACAACGCACTGTTTTGAAGCAAATTAAAAAAGAAATGGAAACGTATAAACGCAGTACTATTGACCCACGTGCATTTGTTATTTTAGATGATTGTTTATATGACGCAACATGGACTCGCGATAAAATGATGAGGCTTTTGTTTATGAACGGTGAAGGTTTGCCGGAGTCATTTTAAAAGAATGGCTAGTTTACTGCTTATTAGCATTAAGCAACACGTCCAAATTGCGGAGACGTCTTGTAAGGTTTATACTACTAAATTATTGTAGAAATATGATAATGGCTTATGCTAATCACATAAGGTATAGTAAAAAGGTATAAAATAGAGATAACCCGCAGCTCGTCGCCTAAGTCCGCTATTGGTAAGGATATGGTGATAGTTCAACGACTAAATGCCCGTGGGGTTGAGAAGTCTAACCAACTTCGATGATACCTTAAGATATAGTCTAAACCCATTCGAGAGAATGCTGTGCCCATTTAAAAAGCATAGATTTAATGATTTTAGAAGGAAATGTCTAAATGAAAATGGTATAAATTGAGACATTGGAAAGTAATGTTGGTCATAACAATGCAATATCCTCTCGGTATTCCACCCACACTGAGAACCAACATAGATTATGTTTTTATTCTTCGAGAGAATTACATAGCAAATAGAAAAAGAATATATGAAAATTATGCAGGTATGTTTCCAACATTTGAGAGCTTTTGTCAAGTGATGGACCAATGTACCGAAAATTATGAGTGTCTAGTTATCAATAATAACTCCAAATCGAATAAACTACATGACCAAGTCTTTTGGTACAAAGCGGATAACCACGGTGACTTTAGATTAGGCTCTAAAGAGTTCTGGGAATTATCAAAAGGAATGAAAGATGAAGATGAAGAGGAGCAATATGACCCTAATTCAGTTAAGAAACGAGGAGCAGGTCAAAAAATCAGTGTTAAAAAGGCAAATAAATGGTAAATCAACTTTTATAACGAAATAAAGAAAAGTATAGCAAATGTAAAAAATAAGTGATTGTATAAATATTGTTTTTTAAATAAACAAAATTTATAATATTTATGTATCCTCAAAATGAATAGTAACTGGATATTTTATATAGCAATATTCTCTCCAAGTGGTATGATAATTCTGATTTAATTCGCACCAATCAAATAAAAACTTTTCATTAGATGCTTTAACAGGAAAAGGTTCCCATAAATTGTATTTAAAATTATACAATAAGTTCATAATTACCATTTCATTTGTTTTACAAAAGGTATATTTATTCATTGCTTCTATTAACTGTTTTTTGTCGCAAACATTTAAAATAAATGTATCATAAATCCAAATACAATTAAGCATATATTCCGAGTCCAAAATATGTGAACCATATTCATTTTTCATTGTTTCAATTAGTTCTAAATTATCATAACTTATTTGACAATTAAATTTTTGTGAGTTACTGCTTTTACCATCTTTGGGAGCTAATATTTTGTTTTTATAATCTAGTTCCAATAAATATTTAACATCATCTAAAACTCTTAATCCTGCATCTAAATAAATAACACGTTTCCACTGCATAAAATAATCATCAAATATGTGTAGTTTTTCCCATTGGTTTGTTTTTGTAATTTCTCTCTTATCTGTTGTATCTTTAAAACCATTTGGTCCAATTTTTAAAAGCAATTCGTCTGTATTTATTTTATCAAATTTTTTCTCGATAATATCATAAAAGTCCTTAAAGTTTGCATTTATATCAAAATTAATTGTAATTAAAACAATTTGTCCTTTCCAATTGCCCTTACTTCTCAAATCAATAATAGTTCTTTTTGCTTTATCAAAATAGAACAAATCAGTTACTAATGTGAAAACTGTATCATTATTATTTTGTAATATAATAGACGAAACTTGATTAACTTTTTCTGCTATAATTATATCCTTATTTGATATAGAGAAATAAAACTCATATTGTTCTTTTGTTATAACTTTGTGAAATGTAATTGCATCATTTAATTGAAAATCATTTTCATGCTGAGCTAAATGAAAAAGATTGTTGTTAATTTGATTTATTTTATTTGTTTTTGCAATTTCTTGTATCCACAGTCCAATACATAAATCGTCACAAAATTGTTCATATAAATTAATTAATGGATAATATGCTGCATTTTTGCCAATTTTTTTAACATATTTAGTAATAAGAGCATACAAAGATTTTGATAGTGTGTAACCAGCTCCACCTGACATATATAAACAAAAATCATCTTTAATATGGTCAAGTTCTTTGCCAATATAATAATTTTCATTTGAATTATATTTTGTTAGTAAATTTTTAAGTCTCTCTTCAAAAACAAACGTATCATCATCTATAAATACGTACCAATCATAATCAGGAATATTTGTATTGTAAATAAAATGAATATATTTCCATGTTATATTTTGTGGGTCATCCATACAATACCAACCAAATTGTCTATTATCAATATTCGGTTTTGATGTAAGATAATAAATATCTTCTTTGTTAACATTTTTAAACATAGTGTCCATTTGAAACTGGACTCTTGTTTCAAGATATTTATCACATGTAGAAATAATATAACAAATTTTCATAATGGTTATATTATTTATTTAATTTTAAGTAAGTTTTAATAAAATTGTTTAATCAATGCTCTGCAGTTACTCTTTCTTGTTAGCAAAGGGACCACTAATCAATTGGCTCTGACCATTATCAGTTTTTCCAATAACAATATTCTCTCCTTCGAACAATTCCATTTGAATATCTGCAGAAGAAATATTCTCCTTATCCTTCATTCCAAACTCTTGTGTGTTGCCATTATTTACACCAATCAAATTACCTTGGTCATCAATGGTTTGTGTCAAAGCATTACCAGATTTTTCGGCATTCTTAATATTTTCTTGAATTGCTTTTTGTTTAGTTTCTTTGACACGTTGGTCAAATGCAGACTTAGCATTAGACTCATTTTTATTTTTCTCGTGCATTAACTGATTAAGTTCTTCTTCCATATATTCAACACGACCAGTTTTATAAGCCTCAGGCTCCCAAGGCATCCACATGCCAACTGGTCCCACCATAATATCATGATTTGGGTCAATTTCTCTGAGCATTTTACATCTCAACTCAGCCTCTTCCATTGTGGGATAAGACCCTCGAATCTTTAAACCTCGAGTACTTGTTTGAAAATTATGAGCAATACCAAAATCTTTATCTAGTTGTTCTTCATTGTTATCCAAAAATGTTTTATAATCATCTTCCATGTTAGTTTTAGATAAATTAACTTTTTCTTCTTTAACAAACTCTTTAAAATCATTAGTTATAT